CTACCGGGCCGCAGGACGCCGTCCCCGCAGGACGCCGGCCGCCGCCAGCCCCGCCGCCAGGACCCCCAGCGCCAGCAGTGCCAGCAGAAAGCAGTTCCACCCTACCGTCCGGGGGTCCTGCCACCGGGAGAAGTCCGCCGGCAGCAGCAGCCGGTAGGGCGTGCCGGCGACCCAGCCGTTCAGCAGCATGATTTTGTCCACGAACCAGGGGTACAGCCAGCTCCACAGCCCCGTCCAGACGCAGCAGAGGGAGGCCCTGAACCACCCGTTTACCGGCAGATACCGGATAATCCCCATCAGCCCCCAGGGCAGAACCAGCCCCAGCAGGGCGAGGGGGACCGCCAGGGCGAAGAACCACTGGCCGTCGTTGCCGGTCACGTGGGCGATGACCGCCAGCATGGCGAACAGCAGCGCCGTCACGGCGGCGAAATAGGTAAGGGCCCTGTGCCGCCGGAGGGGCTCCGGCAGGGGGAGCTGCCGCAGGGGAATAGGCAGAAATGCCGTGCTCAGTCCGAACACCACGCTGGCCAGCACGATGGGGCACATGGCCCACGCGGTCCCGCCGGCGTAGCGGCAGCAGGCCGTCAGCAGCAGGAGCAGAAGGACGGTCTGTATTCCGAGAAACAGGCTGGTTTTACAGCGGCAAAACGGCTCCGGAAGAGGCAGCTGCCGCAGAAATATCGGACATGCGGCAAAGCCCAGTCCGAAGCACACCGCCGACGCCGCCACGGCGAACCAGGCCGGCCGAAAGACGCCGTGCAGGGGCTCCCAGCTCATCGCGAACATGGTCAGCAGAAGCAGGGCTAAGATCACCGCGGCATACAGGCTGGCCCTCCTCCTGGCCAGGGCGGCGGGCAGGGGGATCGCGGGCAGGATCACCGGCAGCAGCACCAGGGCGGACCCGGTCAGAATCCACATGGAAACCGTGGGATACCAGTTCATGGACCCCGCGCGGGCACAGCAGAACAGGACCAGCGCTTCCACGCCGCACACCATGCTCCCCAGGGCCGCCGCCCACTTGTAGGGCTCCCACGCCGGCCTCCGGGCCAGCAGGAAGGGCAACACGGTGAGGGACCCGGCGGTCATCACCGCCGCCGCCCCGATGGGGAGGATCCAGAGGCTGCTGCTGACGGCGCAGGCGATGCCGCAGCCCACCAGAACGCCCACGAAAATGAGGCACATAAAGATGCAGAAGCCCCGGGTCAGCCGCTGGTACTTCTCCGCCAGGCGCTCGGCGGAGCGCTTCTGGGTGTCCACGCTGGCGGTGAGCAGCTCGTGCTCCGTCACGTCCAGCGCGGCGCAGATGTCCAGCAGCAGGGTGATGTCGGGGTAGCTCAGGCCCCGCTCCCACTTCGAGACGGCGGACTCGGTGACGTACAGCGTCTCGGCGAACTCCCGCTGGGTCAGGCCCAGCGCTCTCCGGCGATCGCGGATGTACTGGCCGAAGGTCTGTTTACTCTCCATAGAATGGCTCCTTTTCTGTGTGACATTTTATCTTTTGCGGGGCTTGCAAGTCCGCCCTTACTCTATGCGATAGGCGATAAAAAGTCAAGAATGCGCGGGCGTTTTGGCCCTCGACTGTCAGGCAAGTCCAGCATTTGCAGGCCTTTGCGGGGATGCACAGGGGCCCCGGACGCTAGAGCGTCCGGGGCCTCAGCTTTTATTGCGGCGCTACACCGCCAGCTCGAACTGGAACCAGGTGTAGGCCCGCTCGTGGACGATGGCCCAGGTGTAGCCGTAGGCCTCGCACTCCGCCCAGGTGAGGTATCGGAAGTAAAATTCTACGTCCAGGTGACAGGGAATGATGTCCAGGATGATCTCCCGGATCTGCTCGAACCCCTCCGGGATGCCGGCCACGTCGGGGAAGATGATGCGGATGTAGCCGAACCGGTCCTTCTCCTGGGCCAGGGCCTTGATGCCGCAGCCGGAGATGGTGTTGTTGATGTCCGTGAGGGTGAAGCAGTCCCCGCCGATGCGCAGCAGGGCGGCGATGGCCTGGCGGCGCAGGTCGGTGGTGTAGTGGACCGGGGTGCGGGCGAAGAGGGCCTCCCGCCGGTCCAGGCCCTCCCCCTGGGCGGTGGCCAGGGCGCTCTCCCGCTCCACATAGTCCATGCGGGCGCTGACGCCGTCCAGCCCCCGGCCCAGGGCCTCCAGCTCGGCGCCGCTGAGGCTCTCCGGCCGCAGGTCGTAGACCCCCAGGGGCCGCAGGAGCCGGCGCAGGTGGTCGCTGTATCCCATGTCAGTTCCCCCAATCCGAGATGGTCACGCTGCCCAGGCAGGGCAGGACAGTAGGGCTGGCCGCCATGTCGGCGCTGGGCCTGGTGAAGCGGTAGTTCTGCACGCTCTCCAGCTCATAGAGCAGGTTGCCCAGAAAGGCCAGGGTGACCTCCCGGCCCAGCATGGCCCCGGTGAAGGCGGCGCGCAGGGCCGCGTCGGCATCGGAGCGGGCCTGGTCGAAGGTGAAGCCCCCGGCGGGCTGGACGGCCACGGAGATATTCACCGCCTTGGCCGTGGGGGCCAGCACCCGCAGGTCCACGGAGATCTCCCGCTTCTCCTGGAGGTAGGCCCCCACCTCGTCCAAGAGGGCCCGGTCCGGGAGGCCCGCGTCGGTGGCGATGTAGAGATCCACGCTCCCCACGCCCCGGGGCCGCCCCACCGCCACCGCTGCCGCCACGCCGGTGCGGGAGAGGGCCACCTGCTCGTAGTAGGCGGCGTTGGCCCCGTTGGGCAGACGGCGGTAACTGTCCAGAAGGCGCTGGCGCAGGGCCTCGTCGCTCTCCTCATCGTCCCCGCCGCTGAAGGCCTCCGGGTTGGTGCAGGCCCGGATGCCCACGGGCATGGCCGCCATGATGGTGACGCTGCCGGCGGCCACGTTGCCCCGCTTTCCCGGCTCCAGGGCCTCGGCGGGCACGTCGGTGTAGAGGCTGCCCGCAGGCAGGACCGCGTCCTCCGTGGTGGCGAAGCGGATGCCGGAGGCGGTCATGCACACCGTGCCCGCGTCCACGTTCAGATCGCCCCCCACGGCGGAGGACAGGCCGAAGCGCAGCGTCCCCGCCGCCCGGGTGGCCCCCCCCCGGCTGATGCCCCGCAGCTGGGCGTGCTGGTCTAAGCAGATCCCCTTGGCGGTCTGGGGGAAGCTCTGGTCCAGCAGCCACTGGGCCTGGAGATACAGCCCCTGTATCTGGGCCGCCGCCGCGTAGAGCCGGGCGGCCAGATCGCAGGAGGTGCTGGGCAGATAGCCGCTGACCTCCGCGAAGACGGCGAGCATCTCCTCGTAAATGTTGTCCAAGGTCTTGTTCATGGTCGATTCTCCCTCTATATGTCCATGGAGGCGGACAGCGCCGTCCCCTGGCAGTCCAGCAGCACCGTTACCCGGACCCGGCCCTCCCCGGCGGGGGCCAGGAGCACGTCGGTGACGGTGACCGGCTCCTCCGCCAGGGCCTCCGCCGCGTACTGGCGGGCGGCGGAGGGCCGCTGGGCGGCGCTCTCCCTGCCCAGCAGGTACAGCCGGCTGCCCAGCTCCGGCAGGGGAGGGAACTGCCCCCGCCGGGCGGTCAGGCGGAACAGCACCCGCTCCAGCAGGGCGTCCGCCCCCTGGCACCGGGCCACGCCGCCCAGTCCGTCGGGCACATAGTCGCCGTTTAACAGCTTGGTCTCCATACTTGCGTCTCCTTCCGTTATGAGCAGCGACAGGGGCGGTAGAGCTCGCCGTTGACGTACAGCTCGCCGGTGATGTCCACCCGCCCCGTCAGATCCGTGTTCCCGGAGACGGACAGATCCCCCTCCAGGGTCAGATTCCCCTTGATCTCCAGGCTCCCCTCCAGACGGACGGGGCCCTTGACAGCGATGCTGCCGTCCTTTTTCAGATAGACGGAGGCGCCGCCGGCGGAGTAGAGATACAGCTCCCCCGGCGCAATGGCCGCCGGCGCGGCGGCGGCGGTCTCCGCCGCTACCACGCACTGCTCCTGACAGCCCACGCCGCCCCGGACCACCAGCACCGTGTCCCCGGCCTGGGGCTGCCAGACGACGCCGCCGGGGGCGAAAACCTCCAAATCCCGCTGCTCGCCCCTGGTCATAACGCTGGCGCTGCCGCCGCCGATGGTGGTGACGCCCATGTCCACGGCGGAGGCCTCGCGCTCCGCCGCCTGGCGCAGGGCCATGGCTCTCGATACCCACATGCGCGCTCACCTCCTGCTCACGGTCAGCAGGGTGACGGCTCCGTCCCCGTCCATCCGGCTGCGGGAGCGCACCACCTCGTAGCTGCCGGTCAGATTCAGCCGGGTCAGGCTCAGCTCCGCCCGGTCCCCCGGCAGGGCCGCAAAGGGGAAGGGCAGCTCCAGATCGATCTCCAGCTGCTCCAGGGCGGACTGGGCGATCTGGTACTCGCCGGTGTACCGGCGGGCGTCGGGGGTGCTCCGGGGCATGTAGAGCACGTGCCGCCGCTGGCCGCCGGCGGCGGTGAAGGCCTCGTTGACCACCTGGTGGGAGACGTGCTGGACCTTGTCCTGGATGAGCACCTGGGAGATCACGCCGTAGCGCTGCTCCCGCTGGCGCAGGGAGAGCAGGGGGGTCTGGTCGTCCACCCGGATCTGCCGCCCGCTGCCCCACAGAGGCCCCGCCACCAGGGTTCCCTCTCGGGTGAAGTAGGGGTCGAAGCCTCCGAAGCGGTTGGTGAAGCCCTGGAGGGCCCGCCACTGGCTGGAGCCGGAGGCAACGGCGTAGCCGCTGCCGGAGACGTCCTGGCGCACCTGGGTCTGGATGCCGTAGGGCGATACGTGGTTGGCCAGGATGTCCGAGAGGGGGGCCCGCTCGTAGGAGAGGGCTTCCGACTCGTTGTCCAGCAGCAGCGCCGCCATACCCCGGCCCTCCACCGTGGCCAGCAGCCCCTGGCCGGAGAGGGTGATCTCGTAGGCGTCCACCACGCCCCGGAGCATCACCTCGCCGTCCCAGGCGGCGGTAAAGCGGACGGCCCTGGGCAGCACCTGGGCCATCTCGCCGTCGTACAGGCAGACGGCCCGCAGGCTGTCGCAGGGCACCGCCCCCGTCAGCTCCAGATCCCAGCGCAGCAGCACGGGCAGCTGATAGCGCCTGCCGTCGCAGGTGTCCAGATGCAGGGTCATCACGGCAGCGCCACCTCCTCTCCCACGCCGATCAGGTTGGGGTTTTTGATCCCCGGATTGGCCGACAGCAGCTCCTCCAGGGCCACGCCGTACCGCCCGGCGATGCTCCACAGGGTCTCCCCGCCGGCCACGGTGTGACGCCGGGGAGCCAGGGGGGAGGCGGCCCCGGCAGCGGATCCCGCCGCCGTCAGCTGCTCGCTGTACCCGTCGAACCGCTCCCGGAACTCGAAGCTGTAGCGGACGTAGTCCGGCAAGGGCTCCTGCTCCAGCTTCAGGGCGGTGAAATAGGCGTTGGCGATCTGCCACAGGGGGTGGATCAGCAGCCCGGGCCCGCCGCCGTAGAACACGGAGGCCAGGCGCTTGAACTCCTCGTAGGCGTCCGCCCCGGCGAACTCCCCCGCCCCCCGCATCACCCGGCAGGTCAGCCCCAGATCCTGCATGCAGTAGCGCCCGAAGGGCACCTTGTGGGCCGCCACCTGCCGCTGGTAAGTGATGGAGTAGACGGCGGGGTTGTGGGGCCAGATGTAGCTTTTGTAGCGCATAGGTGTCAGAAGCATGCCCGCTCACCTCCCTCAGTACAGCGGAAAACCGTTGTCATAGCGCCGTCCGTCCCGCTGGAAGGCCTGGGACACCGCCTCGGCCGTCAGGGGCGCGGGCCCCGCCGAGACCAGCTCCTCCGTGACGCCGGTCCACCGGCCGGGGTCCATTCCGCCTGCGGGACCCACGGAGAACCCGGCGGCGGTGGGCGGGAGCGGTGCGCTCCCGGTCTCCGCCCGGACGTTGGCGGCCTCCTCGCCGGTCTCCGCCTCTCTGGGGGCGCTCTCCGGCTGGGGCAGGGGTGTTTCTGCCTCCGCCCGCACTGCCGGCGCGTCCTCCAGGGGCGCGGCCTCCTCCGTCCGGACGGCGGGGGGATCGGCCTGCTCTGTTCCCTGCGGCTCCCGCCGCTCCGGCGTATCCGGTGTGTCCGGCGCGGCCTCCTCCAGCGGATCCCGATACGCCCGGCCCGCCGCCTCCGGGGAGGAGTCCGCGGGGGACGCCCCGGCGCTGGCCGGCGCGTCCGGCTGGGACCGGATGGCGGCCCGGTGGGCCGGAGCCTCCGCCTGGTCCGAGAGGTAGGCCTCCGCCGGCCGGGGCGGCTCCGGGCCCTCCGCCAGAGCGCGGAAGCGATCCCAGTCGAAATTGCCGCTCTGGGCCCGCTCCTCGCCGTAGGGGGCGGCAGGGGGAGCCCCGCCGCCCGCCGCCTCCGCCAGGGCCCGCAGGCTGTCCGCCAGCCGGGAGAGTCCCTCCAGCGCCGCCGCCGGAAACCGGAGGTTTACCTGGATCAGCTCCCGCTCCTCCATCAGGCGGCCACCTCGATCCGGCCGGCGGCTACCACCGTCACCTTCTCAGCCACCATGGAGCCCACCTTGCCCTCCTCCTGGATGGCGCTCCACTGGCAGCCGCTGTAGATGACCTTCCGGTCGGGCTTGCAGATGACCAGGGAAAAGTCCGCCAGGGCGAAGAAGTCGATGCCGTCGCTGATGGCGTCGTCGGTGGCGTAGAGCCTGGTCAGCTCCAGCACGTACTTGCTCTGTCCGTTGATGGTGGCCACCGGCTCGCTCTCGCCGAAGGCCTCCACCACCTGGCTGGTCTTGGTGGCCTTGGCGGTGTAGCTCTGCACCACCGCCACCTTCCGGCCGTCCAGCTCCAGATAGATGTCACAGCTTGTGGGAAAACCCGTTACTTCCATGCCGCTTCCTCCTTACTTAAATCGTGATATGGGCGGTGAGGTAGATCTGGTTGAGCCCGTGGGCCACGGCGAAGCTGAACTCCACCAGGCACACCGTGGGGTCGTCCTCGCACACGGACACCGTCACGTCGCCGTAGCTGTCGATGACCTCCGCGCGCAGTTTGCTCTCCAGCTCCACGATGACCTGGGAGCGGATGGCCCCCCTGGTCTGGGCGGTGTTCTTGGTCTTGCTGAACCGGCTGCGCAGGCTCCGGCGGATGGAGGGGATCACCTCGTCCACGATGAGGATGGTGGTCAGCTCCCGCCAGGTGCTGTCCGGCGCGCCGCCGGTGGCGGTGCGGGTGGTGATGCCCCGCACAGGGGAGACCTCGCCGCCCACTGCCTCCAGGGGCGTCACGCCCCCCTGGACCAGCCGGTCGATCTCGTTGTCGCCGTAGGCCTCGCTGACGCCCCCCAGGCCCCGGAGCTCCGTGCCGTTGAGGGGCACCGCCGGGTCCCTGGTGAGGGCCAGGGCGGCGGCCACCGCCGCCGCCGCGAACATGCCCGGCAGGGGCGTGCCGGCGCTGTCCAGGGCGTCGGGACCCACCAGCACTACGCGCTCGCTGTTGAGCGCCTTGGCCCGCCCGGTGAGCTCCTCAATGGACGCGCCGTCCATGCCCACCACGGCCACGCGCTCCCGCCGGGCCTCGCAGGCGCTCTCCAGGCTGGCGCGCAGGGCCTGCTGCACCGCCAGATCCCCGCTGTCGCAGACCACGACCTGCACGTCCTCCTCCGCCTGCAGGGCGGCGAAGGCGGCGGCGTAGTCCTCGCCCTCCACGGCCACCGCCGCCACCACGGACGCGCCGCCCAGAAACAGCAGCCGCAGCATGGCGGACATGCCCGGCGCGCCGGCGGCGTCCTCGCCGAAGGCCGAGAGGCCCGCCTCATAGCTGGTGAGGACCACGCACCGGTTTGGCGTGCCGGCGGTGCTCTTGGCCGCCACGCCGATGGTGCGGGCGGCGCGGCCCGCGCGCACCGTGGAGGAGGCGTCATAGGAGGAGTAGACCCCCGGACGCTCGTGAATGATATGTCTCATTTGCGTACAACACCTTTCAATATAAAATCTGTCAGCAGCACCCCGTCCTCCGAGGCCTCCGCGGTAAAATACGCGCCGCAGGAGAGACTGCCCCGCCGCACAAACATGGCGGTATCCTCGTCCCAGACGGTCTCCTCCCAGCGCAGCTCCGCGGGCCTCAGGCCGGCGGGGAGGCCGCTGAGCATCACCTGGTGGAGCGTCTCCAGGGCGCTGTCGCACCCCGGGGCCCCCAGCTCCGCCGGGCTGTAGAGGTCTATGGACAGCGTCAGCTCCAGCTGCAGGCCGTAGACCTCCCGGCGGTCCGGGGTCTGCCCCAGGTAGCGCCCCATGGCGCCGCCCCGGCTCTCCCCGGTGCGCAGGCCCACCGCCGCCACCGGCCCGTCGCAGCGGGCGGCCCAGCCCGGCTCGAAGGCTGTCCTGACAGCCAGCCCCGCCTGGTTCAGGGCCCCGGCAACGGTCTGTTTTACCTGTTCCAATCCGTTCAATCCGCTGCCTCCTTTTCCCGCCGCAGCACGCAGCGGCAGTAGAGGACCTGGTCCCGCCACCGGACGGCCTGGACCTCCTGGGCCGCCAGGCGCAGCCCGTCCAGCGCCAGCCGGTCTCCCGGCGCGGGGGCCGGCTCCGGGGGGCCGATATACAGCCACCGCTGGCGGCTGACCGCCCCCAGGGGCGTGGCGGCCACCGGGAGGTCCTCCCTCTGCCGGCGCACCGGCTGCAAAAATGCCCGCACCGCCAGGGACGCTCCGGTCTCCCGCCTGGTAAGGATCACGCTCTGCCCGTACCGGGCCATGATCCGCTCCAGCCGGGCCCTCATCCCCGGACCCCCGCGAAGGCGAAGCCGCCGTCGGTCCAGTAGGGGCGCATCAGCTCCCCGGCCTGGCGGCGCAGGGCCTGGACCGTTTCGTCCCCGCCCGCGCCGCCCTTGAGACGCAGCTGCACATCGCCGGCGGCGAACTGCTCCACGCCGCCGCTGCCCTGGCAGGACAGGGCCCCCGCCGCCGCCAGCATGGCGGCGGCGCAGGCAAAGCAGCTGCCGCAGTCCTCCGGGCTCACCCCCGCCCGCAGCCGGGCGGCCGTCTCCGCCTCGGCGGCGGCGCACAGGGCCTCCAGCAGGGGCTGCTCCGCCTCCCCGGGTTGGGCGATGGCGGCGGCCAGGCGCAGAATTTCCTCATACATCACGACCGCTCCTCTCCAGCTTGTTCCCGCCGCCGGTCAGATCCGCAGGACCTTGGCCGCGTCGGTGAACAGCTTGGCGAAGCCGGAGGTGCTGGTGATGGCGGCCCGCTCCACCTGCCGGTCGATGAGCTTGTCGTACTCCACCATTACGTCCCCGGCGCTGACCATCTCCAGGGCGTAGCCGCGGTCCAGGCCGATGAGGGTGTCCGCCGGCATGGCGCTGGTGCGCAGCAGGGTGGCGCCCAGGGGGGAGGAGAGCACGCCGGTGCCCTGGAAGTTCAGGCCCGTCAGGGGGTTCTGGAACTCGCTCATCTTCAGAAGCTCCAGCATCACCCCGTTGGGCACCAGGAGGGTGTTCATGGTGTAGGGATCAAATCGGGACCAGAAGTCCAGAAGGCTCTCGTAGCTCAGCTTGCCCGCCGTGCCGCCGATGGGGGCGGAGCCCACGGTGAGGACCTCGGCGGGGTTGTCGTTGCCGTCCCCGTCCCGGATGACCTTGATAGCGTCCTCCAAGTGCATTCGGGCGATGTGGCTGCCGATCTGCCGCAGAGTGATGGAGAACAGATCCAGCCGCTGGAACCGGATGGCCTCGTAGGAGGCCACCAGCATCCGGCCCCGCTTGTGGAGCTTCACCAGGTTGCTCTGGGTGCGCACGGTGGTCTGGGGCAGCTGGGCCCCCTCCTCCACCCGGCGCAGGCGCTTCTCCTCCTCGCTGGGGACGGAGTAGATGGAGCGGTAGTCCATGCCGTCGAACTGGGTGACGGTGGCGGTGATGGAGGGGAGGACGTTGTCCTCCTCCATGCCCTGGCGCACCACCCGGGAGACGAACTCCGGGAACAGCACCGCCGACTCCGCAGAGCGGAAGAACTTTTCCACCACGTCGGAGCGGCTGCCCTTGACGTGGATGTCAAAGCGCTTGAGCTGCCGCTGGAAGGCGTCCAGCCCCTCCAGGGGGGTGCCCCGGTAGTGCTCACTGGGGTCCGATGCCTCCAGCACCTGGGAGAAGGATTTGCCCGCCTCGCCGTACATGCCCTTCTCCAGTTTCAGATTGTCGTATGCATATGCCATCGTGTATTTCCTCCCGTTTTACAGCAAAATTGTCACGGTTTTAGCCGTGGTGTCTACGCTAGCGGTCAGGCAGGCCACGCCGTCCCCGGCGCTTTTGACGCCGCCGTTTCCGTCGGCGGCCAGGCACACCCGTCCCAGGGCGGGGGCGTCGCCGGAGTAGTCCACGGTCACAAAGCCGCCCACCTGCACCGCGCAGGCGTCCCCGGCGGCCCGCAGGACCACGCCGCAGAAGGCCTCCCCGGCGGCGCAGGGGCCCACCGTGCCGTTTTCGGTGATTTTCACCACGTGCCCCTCCGTCAGGCTCTCGCCCCAGAAGGTGGCGCAGACCTGGCCCACGCCCTCAAACGAAATACTCATGTCAGATTCCTCCTTATGTGTGTCAAGGCGCGTCCGTCAGACCAGAAACGCGCCGTCCTCCTCGTCCTGGACAGGCTGGGGCCGGGGCCGCAGCTGGGGGGAGGGGGGATACTTCTCGTCCATCCGCCGCCGGTAGGCGCCGGAGAGGGCCAGCAGCTCCTCCTCGTCCAGCTTCTCCGCCGTTTTGGCCAGCAGCTTCAGATCCAGCGCCTCGTCCGTCAGCCCCGCCAGCCGCACCAGCTCCCGGCGCAGGCCCCGCATGTAGGAGCGTCCCATCCGTGCCTCCTCCTCCAGCGCCTCCAGCTGCGCCCGGCACTCCGGGTGCTCCTGAACCAGCCGCTTGAGGGCCGGGGCTCCGGCGAAGGACTTGATGACCCCCGCCCTGCGCTGGGCGGGCACCGCCACGAAGCTCCACTCGTAGGCGTCCGTGGGTCCGGTGAGGGTGAAGTAGCACAGCTTGCCGCTGTAGCGGCTGCCGCCCTGGTGGCCGCAGTGGTCCGCCCCGCACACGGAGCACACCCGGCCCGCCACGCTGCACCCCACGCTGACCTCCTTTTTGATGCCCGCCTCGATCTCCTCAATGAGGTCGCGGTTTTTCTCGCTGCGCAGCATGTAGGCGTACCCCTTCAGGTACCGGATGCCGTCCCCGGCCGCCGTGGTTCCGCTCTCCCGGCACACCTCTGTGCGGTAAAGCCGGGCGGTCTGCTCCTGGGCGGACCAGTGGTGGTCGAAGATGCCGCTCTTGCCCACGAACAGGGCGCTGAGGGCCTCCAGCCCCGCCTCGTCAAACCGCTCCCAGTCCCGGTCCACCTCGTTGTCGCACAGCCGGACGGCGAAGGTGTACACCTGCTCCGGCGTCAGCTCCGTCTTGGCCAGCCGGTTGATGAGGGCCATGTCCTCCCGGTTCACGCTGTGCCGGGTGACACTGCCCGGCGTTTTTCGAATGTCCATTCCCGTTTAACTCCCTTCTCCGGAGGGAGACGCTTCCCCGGCGGCCCCGCCGCCCCAGGACGCCTCCGCCCTCCGCTCTGCGGCGTCGTTCTCCAGGGCCAGCTTTCTGGTCTGCTCCCGGTACCACCCGGCCTTGGCCTCCTCCAGCAGATCCTGCAAATTGATGTCGTCCCACACCACCTGGCAGGGACAGCCGTACCCGTGCATCCGCAGCCACATCCGGCAGATCTTCTCCACCGCCGGCGTCAGGGACCGCCGGATGGCGGTCATTTCCGTCGTCAGCAGGTCCGCCTGCTGTGTGCTCATCCGCTCCGTGCTGGACCAGCTCAGTCCCAGCATAAAGGGGGGTATCCCCGTCTTGCTCACCAGCTGTTCCAAAATCTGCCTGATCGGCACCGAGCTGTCCAGGATCTGGTTGTCCGCGCCGATGACCTTGATGTCCACGTCGCCCACGGC